AAAAATTTTTTTAACTTTCCGTAAACTTTTATTTTTTTAAGCATCTATCTCATCAGGTTTAATTACTGCTATTTTATCTGATTTCGGTGAAACGAGGTAAAAAGTTAAATCTATTGATTTACAGCTATATTTATCAGATTCAGAAAATTCTAAAATGTCTTGAGGGTGACTATGAACAATACCAACAATTTCATCTACTGCATCTTCAACTTCAGCATAATCTAAAGGATCAATAACGAAAGACTCAACCTTATGTTCATTAGATATATTTTTACAAGGATAATATTTTTCTTGATTATCTTTTACTCCAACAATACCGCATGACTCCTCTGGATCACATTCTATAGCATGATTTATTGCATCTTGTTTCCAAATATAAGTCATTATCTGTTGATAAATGAACCAACTCCTGCAAATTCATTTCTTGTCACCTGTCTCTTAGGTAATTTTTTGTTGGCCTGATCTAACGCACCTACAAGCTCAAACTGTACAACTTCTCTAGATTCGTTTGTTTTTCTATCAATAAAAAATATTTCTTGTGGTAATTCATTAGATGATGGAGTACCAAAGGGATTACTACTACTAGGAAAGTTAACTGCGTCCAGTTCACTTGCAAGAGTTGTTATGCGTGTAATTTTTGCATCTGCCAAGTCATTATGAGGTGTAGTTAAATTTACAATTATCATCAAATCAGTAACAGTAATAACTGACCCACTTCTGCTAATGCCTCCTAAATTTGCAACAGTCAAAATTGGTCTAGGTACTTGGCCTTTACCAGTAAACTCAGCCCCTTCAAATGTTATAGGAAATCTTTGGTAAGAATTACCTTGCCATACTATTTCAGCATTTGAGTTCATACTTGAGCCAGCATGAAATCTAAATGTCGTAGGCACACTTGTTGGGTTTCCTGTGGCATAATGTAAACCCTCTACAAGCTCCATTACAAACAGTTCAATTCTTGAACTAGGATTTAGTTTTTGTAATTCAGATACTGGAATTGCCATTATGGTTCTGCTACTTGTTCAAAAGTTAAATTCATAGTAACTCTATTATTTAATATTGCTGTTCTTGATCTTCTGGTACAAATAAATTTTAGAGCAGAAGAATGATGTGGCGGTGTAAAATCAAAGTTTGCCTGATCGTCAAATCTTGCATCTAAAAAAGTATCTATCGTTGTTGCATCTGTAGTTGAAACATTAAATGTAAGATTTAAAGTGATTAATCTTTTATTTGCTGGCAGTCCTTGAACAAAACGCTGTTCATAACCATCACCTAATTTTATTCGCAAGCTGTCCTGTACAACAGATTCTTGTGTTGAATATTGTGGAGTAATACTTGGGAAAGTAGCCATTATGCTAATAATCCTCCAACACGTTTTTGCTTGATTAGTTCTAATTGTATCGCTGCCGCTATCTGTTGCCCTAACTCTTTACCACCAGCAGATGAGCCAGCAACATTAGATCCTGATGCGTCAACGCTAACTGAAATATTATTTACGACAGAATCACCTCCTCCACCGATTTGACTGTTTGGAATTATATTGCCACCCTTTGAACCCATTTGAAGTATTTCGGGGCCTCTTTCTCCAACAACAAAAGCACCTCCAGCCGATACTCTTCCTCCTCTTTCCTTACCAAACAACCCACCTAAAAAACCGCCAAACCCTTTACCACCACTTAAAGATTTGCCAATACCACTTATAGCTTTGTTTAAAGCAAGATCAATTAATTTGTCTTTTAAATTACCTAAAACTTTACCTATTGCCTGACCAAAACTTTGACTACCTTTAATAGCTTCTCTTAAATTCATAACTAAGTCATTTCTTACACTTTCTCCAATTTTTTCAAATGTTTTTTGTAATTCTTCAGCCTCTTCTCTAGCTTTTTTTTCTGCTGGTGTTAATTCATCAACTTTATCTTTAATTAGCCCAGTAGCATCAACAATTTTGTTTTTTGCGTCAAGCTGTTTGTTATTTTCATCTGTTATAGTTCTTTCAACTTCTGAGTATTCAATAACTGCTGGAATTAATTTATCTACACCTTCTTTTAACTTTTTAAAAGGATTTGGAAATTCTGGTATTGCTATATCAAAATTAAGTTTTGGCAGTTCTAAACCACCAAGCAATTTTTTCAAAGGTTCTGGAATAATATCTATAAGTTTTTGAAAAGCCTCTCTAAAAAAGTTCACTATGTTTCCAGCTACATTCCCTACAGATTCTTGTAGCCCTTGAAAAAACCTTACAACTGGTTCTGTTGCTCTTAAAAATCCATCAATAATATTTCTCTGTAAAGTATTGACATTTCTAATAGTAACTGCGATAACACCACCGATAACTTTGCCAATAAATTCTGCCTCACCAACTAAATCTGTGATTGCTTGTTTTATATTTATCCAGCCTTGTTCTAAATTAAATAAAACATTTGTTGCCTCTATACCTAAAGCTTGACCAATAACAGTCCCAACTTGCTTTACAACTCCTATTATCAAACGTATCGGTGCAAGAATACCAATTTCAAAAGCACTTTTTAAAGCTTCAACAGTAACAGCAGTAATTTTAATTACTTCTCTAATTGCAATACCAAACTCAGACCCTTCTGTTGTCAGGTTTGTAAATGCAGCCCCTAATCTTTGCAGTTGTCCTTGTATTGTATTTTGTGCTTGAAATGCCGCTTTTGCAGCAACGTCTTGTGCTTTTGCTTGGTTCTCTAAATTTTTATTGAAAGATACTAAACCATCATTTAACAAAGGTTGTATTGCTGTAAGTGCCTCAACACTTCCAAATAATTTAGAAAGATTCTCTGCACTTGACCCACCACTTTTAACTATGTCCTCTAAAACTCCACTTAGTCCTTTTGAATTTAAAGCTGCGGCACTAAAGTCTATACCAAGCTTTTCTGCAATTTTTGAAGCTTCACTTGTAGGTTTTTGTATTGAAGCTATAACTTGTCTTAATCCAGCAAAGGTTGATTCAACAGGAACACCAGCCGCAGTTACAGATGAAATTGCAGCGTTTAATTCTTCTATGCCTATACCAGCACCAGAAGCTATTGGTGCAATACGTCCTATTTGTTTTGCATATTGATCGACAACAATTTTACCATCATTTTGAGTCTGTATAAATCCATCAATTAGTTTTGCGGCTTTATCTGATTCAAGTCCATAAGAGTTAAGAACTGAAGTAGTAGCATCAGCAACTGTTGCTAGATCAGAAAATCCACCAGTCGCACCTAACTGTGATGCTTTCAATACATCTGTTAGTTCAGCAGTCTCACCAAAGCCAGCAGATGCCACATCATAAGACGCTGCTAGTAAATCAAGCTGTGAGGCTTGACCACTTAATTCATTTGATAAACTTGCAAGCTGTGGTTTGAGTGCTTCTACATCAACACCCAAAGTTTTAACCTTTGTACTTGCGAAGTCAGCAGCCGCTAAATTTTGAAATGCTTTTGTTAAAAAAGCTACTGCCGTAAGTCCAGCAGTAAGTGGCCCTAAAGCTGTTGCCAATGCAGCCCCAGCAGCCCTAAACCCTACAGCCGCCCCTTTTGCACCAGCACCAGCACCAAAAAATGACTTGCCAAGTATAGGTAAAGCTCTATTTGCGTCTTTTAATTTGCTATTTGTTCCGTTTACAGTTTGATTAAATTTTTGTGCCTGAGTATTTACATTCTTTAGTGCAGTTATAGCTTGCGTAGCACTAACTCTTAGTTCTACATTGGAAACTGCCACGACTAAACAATAACTCCTTTAACTATATCTTGATTTGCGTTTGATTGCATCTAACTCTTTTTTTTCTCTTTCTCGTTTTAACTCATAATATCCAGCAAAAAATACCAACTCTTCCTCTGTGAGTTGTGTTCTAAGCTCGCTTACTGTCTTACCTAATTCTGTTGCAAGGAAAAACTCAAAATTTAACCAGTTATCCCCCTTTAAGATTCCTTTACGTTGTCAATAGTTGCGTTTTGATTTACACCAAATAAAAATAATTCAATTTCATTCAAAACACTTTCTGGCAACTCATTCTGCAAGTTAGCAAAATCGGCAGGGTGAAATGCTTTAGAACCATCTTCATTCTCTGCCAACTGACAAAGCATATGTGTAGAAACTACTAAAGGATCATCACTACCAGCCCTTTGCGTTGCTCTGGCTCTGTCTGCCCTTGTAATAGCCTTAAAATATAAACTGCATACTGTTTTGCCGTTATCATCTTTAACGTCAAATTTACGCCTTTTAGAAAGGTCAAAAGCGTCCTTTAAAAGGTCGAGGGTTTTCTTTTCTGCCATAAATTAAATGCGAAGTATTTTTAATTTACTATATGTCAGAGGTTATTGCACCTGTTGTCTGGAATGAAATGTTTATCAACTGAGTTTCTCCAAGTGTTGCACCATACTCAGCACTTGTAATAATTCCAGAAAAAGCTAACTTTTTAGAACTAGCTGAACTATCAGGGAACAGTTCAAACAATGCGTCACCAGCATCACCTGTTGTTAATATATCCTCAACAAATGATAAGTAATCAGCGTTACCAGCATTGTCATAAATCAATTCTGCTGAACCTTCACCAGAAATAAGACCACCAACAAAAGTTTTTGAAGTATTACCTTGAACTGTAGTTTCTAAAGTATCCTTTGAAACTGATAATGACCAAGATCTTGTTCCAGCGATCTCGGCTTCAGTACCAGCCGCATTATGAAACATGATCTTGCCTACATCACCTCTGATAGCTGCCATGACAAAAAAAAGAAAGATTTATAAATATATTAACTCTTTTCGGAAGTTTTTACATCTTTTTTAG